TGTATATGCCCTTGTCAAGTTCCTCATCATATGTCGCCGTGTCTGGCCTCAACCACCATGGGTCGAACTGGCTGTATTCTTCCGAGAACCAGTCGGGCCTATCTAACAGTATAAGCTCTCTGCTGTCCTTGTCAACCGTGTAGGTAATACCATCACCCTGCCATGAACTCAAAGCGATCTTGTTTATAATGATTTTGCTGTCTAATATGCTGTTGGCCTTGCAGTAGCACACAGCGGCCATGATCTGGTCATAGGGAGGTCTTGGTAATTCAATGAACCTGTTGGTGCTGTTCTGCCTCAAAACGGAATACAGTTTCTCTTCACGCCAGGTCGTCACGGTGTTGGCGAACACCTGTTCGAACAGGTTCTTGAGCCTGTCGAAGTACGCGGTCTGCTCTTTGAGATCTGCTGTGTGTGGCGTGAGCGAAATATCGACCTTGTACTCGTTTGGGAAAAGTTCACCATCAACAATTATTATACTTTTGAATCGAGTCTTCCAACTAAAACTGTTTGTCATCCAGTTTACTTACTAGTCGATGTTGATGAGGTCTCCGATATCTGGTTCGTTCCTTAACTTCTTGTTGTTCTTGTGCCATTCCTCGATCCTTCTCTCTCGGATGGCGTTCTGATAGGTCAAGAGTGCCTGTTGTAGGTTGGCCAGCATCTCGGGATTCCTTCCCCTCCTCGCGATCGCAACCTTCCTCGAAAGTTCCTTGATGCGTTTGGAGATGTCCTCCTCACTCATGTTTGCTATCTCTTCTTGTAATGGATGGAAATACATCACTACCCCCTATTAGATGTAGTTGTTGCCTAACTGGTGCATCAAGATGGTCGTTCCGCCATCTGGTGACATGAACTCGTAAAGGTATCTGCCTGAAGTGGGCACAGTGATTGTGTCTGAACTGCCGTCACCGCCTGACACGTTACCAGAGACTAAAACACTAGATGGTATAGTAATTGTGTGTGCGGTTGATGCCACTGTGACGTCCAGTATGATCCTGCCCAGTTTTCCTGTGGCTGGTAGATTTAGAAAATCTAACGTGATCGTTCCTGTGGTGGTCAGCGTCTGGTAGTGACCGTTCTCATGGTTCAGTGTGATCGTTCCGTCTATGGAACCATGTGCGTACACCGTCTCTGAGTTGTCCTTCAATTCGGCGTCTGATACTAAATTGCCGGAGAAATCGTTCGAGGCGTTGAGGCTAGCCTTGTTGGACTGTAGCGCCTCTATCTCGGTCTTGGCCTCAGTGAAGTTGTTCTTGGTTGCCGTGAAGTTGTCCCTGAAGCCCTGTGAACTGTTGTCCTGTCCGGCTACCGGATACGTCCCGTCTATGTTTCCTGGTACTATGTTGCTCGCCATTATGTTATGTCCTTAAATCTTAGGTATTTATCGTTCAATCTCTCCACCCTGATGACATCTCCGTCCGCGGGCACTGAAGCGATGTTGAACACAATAGTGGTACGTTGATTGGCCACGTCGTGTGTGAGATGGTAATCTGTGCCGTCACCGGTGTCATCGCGTGTCTGTGTTGTTGAACCCACTTTTACCAAAATATCCTCTTCGTGAATGATCTCATCCAGTTGGAATGACAGTGTTGAGCCATCACCCGTGAATGATACTGGCGATACTTTACTTTTGCTCACAATGTAACGGTCAATAATGAAATCGATGTTTTTGAAGTTGAGATTTAAATCTTCTATACGTTTCTTGAATTTAGAGGAAGTTCCTGGTTTACAGTATAGAATAGGCACTGCCTTGACATACCCCAAGGGTCCAGTGTCACCCGCCTGTTGCGTCTTCATCCAAAGTGGTAGGTAGGTCCACTCATCATGCCCCAGTGCCTTGATCCTGTCTCTCATGTTCTCAACGGCATTTGGACGTATTGTTGTGGCACCTGTTTCAACCCCGTCGTTGTTCACAAATGGATCAACCATGTCGATGTAGACAACTTCGTACAGCACGTTTCCATTCTGCTTGGCCACTGCTGTCTTGATGTCACCAAACCAAAGCGTAATTGGTGCGTGATTCTGCTCCATCTGGTTCTGGAATGTTGTCAGTGTCTGGGCCTCAACGCCCGCCATCATCAGCATCTCCGCCTTCAACTTCATTCCAAAGTTGCTGTCCTCGGGTCTGTAGATCTCTTCCGGTGAGTTGATGTTGGGATCCTGTGCTATGTTGTAGAATATGTTCTGGTCAATGAACGATGTGGCGTGCCCACGCAGACTTCCGTACTCGATGGTTGTGTAGGGTATGTTGATCGTAATTGTGAATTCCTTGATCGCGGCCGCCGTCTGGTACTGGTCACTGACCGTAACAGTGAACGTGAAAGATCTCGTGGAGTCAGTGAAGTCGCTGGGATCTATGGTGCCCACAAGATTGCCCAAAGGTGATAGTGTAATACCGGTCGGCAGTGCTCCTCCGGTCACAGAATATGATAAGACCCTGTTGGGCTCATCCGCCTGGGCCTGAATTGAAAGTGTGCTGGGTATGTCCGCAGTCAGTGTGCCCACGTCCCTTGGCGTGGTGAATGCGACTCCTATATCGAGGTCACCTATTATGGTGATTGTGAACAGTTTGTCAGAGTATACGAGTTGTCCCGTTGGCATGGTCCTTGTTGCCCTCAGTGTGAACGAGAAGTCCTGTGTGACCTCGCCCTGTCTTGGTATATATCCATACACCTCTCCTGAGTTTGGATCAACCTGTAGTCCAGTGGGCAGTGTTCCTGACTGTAGTGTATACACCAGGTCGTTTCCTGTGGAGTCTGCGTCGTCCACATCGATCTTGATCACTATCTGGTTGTCGTGTCTGAATATGCCAAGGTTGCTGTCTGTGAGGAACACCGGCCTACGCTGAGATGTGTGGTCCATGGTGATTGGGAAACCGTTGATTTCGGTCATGTCGACGGTGATGTTTGGATTGTTGACATTCCAGTACGCGGCCGAGTAGACGTATATTGAATTCTCCTGTGTGGTCACTGAAGTGCTGTCACTGACCCTCACCGTTATTGGGAAGGTCATCGCGATCTGTCTAGTGGAATCCTCGAAGTAATCGTCCGTGAGTTTGCATGTGCCTGAGAGTAGTCCATCCTCTCTTAGAGTCAGTCCAGGAGGCAATATTCCCGATATTACTTCAAATTTTATTTCACCACCGAGACGAGTGTCCTCGTCCGTTGCTTGGAACTGGAAGTTTACATATTCGCCATCCAACACCCAGTACAGTCCCACACGTGTGGAATCATCTAACTGTAGTTGTCCTGATGCCGTTGTGAATGTCGGTGCGTCTTGTCCTTCTATATCTATGGAGAAAGTCCTGTCCGTGATCTGGGAACCCGACGTGGCTCGCACGACGAAGGTGTAAAGAGTTCTCTTGGCAACCGTGGCCGGAGTCCCCGTGAGTAGGCCCGTTGATGTGACCCTCATGCCCGAGGGCAGGCTACCCGCAATCACTGAGTAAGTTATGGCCGTTGAGTCACTGGTGTTCGCCTCCAGTTGTAGTGAATACGAACTGTCCTCATTGAATGTGGCCAGTTTGCCTGCTGTGGTCGTCCACACCGGTGTTGCCATTGATCTTACTCCTTACACGGGTATTTATTGGAGATCAGCGCCTGTCGTTCTGGGTGCGTTGCCAGTGTTCTATGTGCTGTCTTATGCCCTCACGATCCACAGAGTCCGTGGCACGCTTGAGCTGTTCTTCTAGCCTGGCTATCTCTGATCGCGGTGACTTGTGGTGTGGTCTTCTGTTGTTTCTTTTCATTCGTGGTTTGTAAGTAATTTACACTACTTTATTTTATAAGTCTATCAAGATCCTCTGGAACTTGAACACAGTGCTATCACTGGTGATGTTCGTCGCTTTGAGTCTTACATTGCCATTCAGTACATCTACTGTAAACTGTGCTATGGGTAAAGTGGAGCCATCACTTGTATAATTCGACAATTCACCAAACACAGTGATGTATGCTTCGACGGTGCTGTCCGCACTAGGTCCATGTACAACGTTGGCCTCCACCATCTCGTACCTGCCGTTGGTGGTGTCTGATATGGAGATGTAGTATTTGGCGCTCCTATAGGTCGCGGTGTCGAAAGTGTCAATCACTGATGTGGTGGATGACGCCACAGTCGTTGTGTTGTCGTTTATGTCTGAGTGATTGAGTTGCGCACTCGCTGTAGCGAATCCTAGGTTTCCACTTCCGTCCGTTTTTAAAACATCGTTGGCCGATCCATCTGCAGTTGGAAAACTTATACCATTCAGTATCACTGTTCCGGACCCTGCGGACGAAAGTTCCAGGTCTGCGTTCGATGTGGCTGATATTTTGTTATCCTGTATCACCACACCATCTATGCTGGCCGATGAATTTGCGGTCACTGTGGTGAAAGTGCCCGCCAGTGGCGTAGTGGCCCCTATTACTGTGTTATCTATGCTACCGCTATTGATGTCGATCTTACTGATGATGACCTGTCCTGTACCTGCAGGCGTAATTAATAAATCTGAGTTACTCTGTGTAGTTGTTATCGCGTTGTCTTTGATATTGATATTCGAATCAATCAACAGCGATGAATCTATGGTCACTTGTCCTGTTCCTAGGTTTGTTATTTGTAAATCTTGGCTAGAACCAGTTGATGTTCGTATGGTGTTATCAACTATTCTGATATCCCCAATAGAGACTGTTCCAGTCCCAGAAGGCACGAGATTTATGTCATCGTTAGACCTAGTGGCCTCTATGTTGTTGTCGTTGATTCTGATTGCAGGCATCGAAATTGAACCAGTTCCACTAGGCGACAGCACCAAATCGTCGTTGGACCTGTTGGCTCTTATCTCGTTGCCACTTATAGTAATGTCCTCAACAAACAGTGGTGATGCGTAAATTTCAGTGAACATGGTGTTCACTTTTTGCATCGCTGTCCTTAACGGATCACCTGTTCCGTCATTCGCTGTTGACCCTAAATCTAATCCGTCGTATGCCATTATGTATTAATCACTCTCCTGATCAGTTTGATTGCCTGATTATTTGTGTTATTTACTGTTCCTAGCAACCTAACGTTGCCTCCTGAAATGTCCGCCGAGAACTGTATGGTGTCATACACACTGGATCCGTCGCCGTCACCGTTGTCCACGCCACCAAAAACACTGATGTAGGCTGTCACACCGTCATGCGTGACAGTGGCGTCTATCAACCTGTACCTGTCCGCCGTGGCGTCTGAAACCTGTATGTGGTATTTCACGCTCCTGTAAGTAGAAGCTGACCAAGTGTCCACAACCTGAGCCGCTGACGAACTCCCCAACACCGTAGCCGTAGCATCCTCGAGGAATGAATGATCGTATAGTGAAGAATGAGATGCAAAAAATAAAGTGCCATTTCCATTGGTCTTCAATACCTGTCCAACTGTTCCGTCGGTGTTTGGCATTGTGAACCCATTGACGACAACGTTGCCTGTGGCACCTGTTTCTAGTTCCACATCAGCATCGGAAGTCGATGTTATGGTATGATTTGTTATGCTGATACCATCTGCATTCAACGTTTCCATGGACAAAGTTGAAAATGTGCCCGAGGACGGGGTTGAGTCTCCTATAAGACAGTTGTCTACTGTTCCACTGTTGATGTCTGTTTTTGAGATCACTACTGAACCTATGCCCGCCGGCGTCAGAAGAAAGTCTGAATTTGATAAGGTGGTTTTGATCTCATTATCTTTGATGTTGATATTCCCGTCAATAGTTACTCCTGGCGAGATCGAAATATTTCCGCTGTCGGCAGATATCTCTAGGTCAGCGTTGGAGGAATTTATAGTGATTGTATTACTCTTAATGCTTACGGCGTCAATCACAACGGAACCTAAACCGTTTGGTATAATCTTGATGTTTTCATTGGACCTGATAGACTCTATGTTGTTGTCGTTAACTCTTATAGACGAAAATAAAATAGAACCAGTACCCGCCGGCTTCAGCACGATGTCCGCGTTGCTCAGTGTTGAACTGATGTTGTTCTGGACTATACCGATGTGCGACTGCACTGCGCTGGTGGCGTACAACTCCGTGAAGTTTGAGTTGATCTTGGCGCCCGCGGTCCTGATGCTGTCACCTGTGCCGTCCGCACCGCCCAATGTACCTAGATCTATAGTCTGCTTAGCCATGATTTACGGGTATTTATCGTTACTGTGGAGTCAATCCGTATGAGCCTGAAGAGACGGTGAGATCCAGCGTGTATGCGGCACCACTGATTGAGTTGGTCACAGTAAAGGTTTTTGAAGTCAGTGACAATCCGTCGTTTGGCGCATAGGTCTGTCTCGCCGCCTCGACCTTGGCCAGTATGGGTTTGATCCGCGCGGCATAGTCGCTTGATTTCAGATTGGTTCCCTTTCCCTGTTGCCAATAGTCGATCAGGTCCCCAACGAATTTCTCACCCAATGTCGCAGTGGATGATCCGAAAAGATTGTTCAATTCCCCGTATACAGCGTCACCCAACTGGTAGAACATGTTGGCGGTGTTGGCCAGGATGTTGCTGGTGAAACTGTCGTTGCCCAACTTGTCATTAACACAGTTCACCATGGTGCCCGTGATCAACTGCGATCCAAAGTATCCCTTCAACATGTTGAACTCGAACTCCGTGATGTAGTTGTTGTTCCTTGCCCACGCGGGACTGCCCGTGTAGATTCCGGTGTTGCTACCCGCGGTCCCCCAAGTGATGCTACGGTTGTTGGTCATTCCTCCCGTTGCGTCATAACCGTTAGATCCGTATATGATGGCCCTGTAGGCCACCGGGCCGTGGTTCTTCCATACCCCCAACGGATTCACCCCATCGAACACTCCGGCACACTCCACCAAGGCCGTTTTCTTGGTGCTCACCGTGCTGTCATCCGTGCTAGTGATGTTGACTGCGCCCGGCAGTGGCGCTGTGAACCTCGTGCCCTGGGTGTATGATCCCGAGTTGTCCTGTATGGTCCAATTGCCGAAACTGTAGCCCTCGCCATATCCATTAATACTGTTGAGGTAGTATTCCCTGATTCTCGTGGCGTAGTCCGATGGATAAGCAGACACGTATGAGGGAACGTCAAAAATGTTTATGCCATATGCTGTCTCAAGGGCCGTTTCCGTGAAATAGTAGGTGGTGCCACCTATGACCCTGGTGAAGTCGTAGGCCAGATCACTGCGTGTAGTGTAGGAAAGGCTCGTACCACTGAGGTAGAGTATGGGTGTGTGGTAGTTACGTCCTATGCTCTTGACAGTGATCCTGTTGATCATTTCGCCGAACCTGATATCATCGGCAGTGACTTCTATGGGGGATCCGCCGCTTGACAACCTCGTGTCACCGGCCTGGGCCATGCCAATCTCGATCTCGGCGCCCTCGCCAACACCCCTGTCGGTGTATGATCCCATCTGTACCCTGCCACTGAAGGGATCCTCTGGGAGGTAGCCGGAGGTGTCTATGATCCTGTAAGAGGGCTTGGTCTTCCATCTTATGCCACCACCATTGGCGTAATAGGCGTTCGAACCGCCAACTCGGACTATGCTCCTTGTGTATCCTCCCTGTGCGTCACCCCCACTGTACCATTCCCATGGGTAGGCCGACCCCACATCGACCTCTGTCAGGTTCTCGAAGTTGTTTTGGTCCGCCACAACCACTGTGAGTGGTTGGTCGGTGTCCACAGTGAAAGAGTAATCACCTGATGAGTCTGTTGTGGTCCTGGCCACTGTGTCCCCTGTGGATGGGTTCTTGAGGGAGACCATGGTCAGAGCCGTCGTGGTACCAGATATGGTCCTGTCGACTCCTATGTCTTTGTTGGGGATCTGATAGACCAGCATTGGTCGATCTCCTATCCGAAATTCTTGCCGTTACTGAAACCGTACACGGTGGTGCCATCCGTGGTCAGAAACGTGATTATGTTCACGTGATTGGCCGTTGTAGAAATGTCCAGTCCCAGCCCGCCCGCAGTGGAATATCCGCTACTGGTTATGGTCCTACCACCTGTGCTGTCCTGTGTCAAAACAACTACGATTTCGTTTTTAGTATCTGTTGTCACGTTGCTGAATGTGACTGATGTGATGTTTGAGGAATGTGCCACCGTGATCAATCCTTTAGAGAAATCCACATCTAGAACACCACCAGAAATAGTGGTTGAACCAGATGGTTTGTACAACTCGTCAAAGTTAGAGTTGACCTTGGTCATGGCCGTTCGTAGCGTGTCGCCCGTTGCTGGATTTCCCGCCGTTCCTGTGTCTATCGTAAGTTTTGCCATAATCTGTTATGCGTATTTATTAAATATGAATATGTTCATAG